CTTGTGTGAATTGGGTGTTACCAATTTGCATAATGCTTGAGTCTGACAGATAAATGGTATCGTGAAGTGTATGCATGCTCTAGGAGGGTTACCATATGGTACCACACCGGAGCCTAGATAAGTTTAAACTCATCGCGCACATTCTTCACGACATTCACTTGTGTCATGGAGCTGTGTTCAACCACTTAGCCTACAAGCTCACCCTTAATAAGGTGAGTTCTAGGCTAACTTCGGAAGGCGTAGGTTTTCTAACGAAAACCTTGCCTCGTCTGGGTAAGGCCATAGACATGGCCTTAACAGAAGTCACTCCGTTGACTGCTTCTTCTCTGAGGTTTAAAGCTCAGAAAGGAAGTAACCTGCCCATTTTTATGGGTGAGTTTCTCAATAGAGTGTTTTCTCCAGACGGACGTGTCCTTCCGGATCCGTGTCCAACTAGTGTCGGCGTCTTGCGGAGCATCTGTTACTTGTTTTACAAGTACGAGCTCCCATACGCAGCAGAAACAGAAGACGCGGTCGTTCAACGGTTTGTGAAAACCGAGAACGACTTGGCAACCGTCTCAGCGGAGTTGGATGACCTCCGACTTCAGCTAGATGATACTACCTTCATCCGTACTGCTCGACGTAATCATACGTTGAGCACTAAGATGAAGGTAACGCAGCGTGCTCGGAGTCTCTTATCGAGACTCTTTGCACGTTTTGATCCGCTCGACATTTATCCTCGGCATGGCCCAGGAGCGGTCTCCACAAAGGAGAAGCTCTGGGACAAATTCCTCTGGACTAATGTCTCAGCGAAGATCACACGTTCATACCCTCTCGATGCGTATTTTTATGCTTCGCTCGGGCATGTGTGTGATTGTTACCGAAGTTTTCCTTCGGTGACGCAGGAGGATCGACCGGCACGAGTTGTACTCGTGCCGAAAGATTCTCGCGGCCCTAGACTAATCTCTTGTGAGCCCGTTGATTATCAATGGATTCAACAAGGATTAGGCAGGGCAGTTGTCAGTTTGGTGGAGAAGCACTGGATCACCCGATTCAATGTTTTCTTCACCGACCAGACGCATAACCAGATCGGCGCCCTTTATGGGTCACGAACTGGCAAGTACGCAACGCTAGATCTTAAAGATGCTAGTGATCGTGTAAGTCTGGCCCTTGTTCGCCTGCTTTTTCCAGTGGATCTATATCCATATTTGGAAAGTTGCAGGAGTTCTGCTACGGTGCTGCCCGACGGTTTGGTTTTACCGCTTTGGAAGTTCGCGCCTATGGGAAGCTGTTTATGCTTCCCAATTATGGCGTTAACTATCTGGGCGATCCTTACCGCGGCTGCACCTGACACGTATACGCGCGAGCGTATACTTGTGTATGGTGATGACGTGATTGTACCCACTGCTTTTGCAGAGAATGCAATCGAACAGCTCGAGTCATTTGGTTTATTAGTAAACCGTGACAAGAGTTGCATCAGAGGATTCTTTCGTGAATCCTGTGGCGTTGATGCCTTCAAAGACGTCAACGTCACTCCGATCCGAATCAGGACGGAATGGTCGTCAACTCCCACGCCGGAATCATATTCCAGTTGGGTCGCTTATGCGAACTCCTTTTGGAATAAGAAGTACTACGGAACTTACGATTACATCGTAAGTCTGTTGGCGAGTTTGTACTCGCCACTTGTGACGACAGACATGCATCTTGCATGTCCTAGTCTTCCCGAGGTACCACTAAATAGTGCGAAACCCAAAGTGAGAACCAATAAACGCCTGCAAAGGCGTGAATTTAAAGTTCTCACCGTCAAGTCTCGCGCTGTTTATCATGAGATGGATGGCTGGTCGATGCTTCTCAGATATTTCTCTGAGAAGTGCGGCCCTTCATTCGTCTCAGAAACAGGTCGATGGAAGGATGAGTCTTATGACCCATCTGTTCCATTTAGTGTCCGTTCATACACACGCAGACGAGACAGCTTGCTGTCTCGTGTCTGGACCGCCGCTTCACAAGCGTGAGGCGGTTGATCCGGACATTGCGGCGATGAGTGGGGGAAATAGGGC